GGTTGAGTATTATAAAGGAAAAGTCCCCTATTATCTTTTGGGAAATAACAGGTCATACAACTTGCCTTCTGTCGATGTTGTTAATACTGTATGTCCTTGTGCTGGCCTGTCTAGTCTCAATACTTCAGCATCTTCTGATGCTGCTGCTAACGATTGGATGTCTACCTCTGCTAATTATGTCTTGGGTACACTCAAACCTAAAGTATTCTGGGGCGAAAATGCACCAAGACTTGCTTCAAAGATGGGAGAACCTGTTGTTGAAGGTCTCAGGGAAATTGGAAGACAGCATGGTTACACTTTCTCATTATATAAAACGAAGTCTCTCCTTCATGGACTCGGACAAGTAAGAGACAGATCATTTTATTTTTTCTGGAAAGGTGATAAAGTACCTCAGTTTGAATATATAAAAAGGGAACACGAAAAAATTGAGGATACGATACGTTCCGTGAAACGTAGATCTGAAGATCCGATGAATGTCCTTACAAATACCAGTGTTCCTTCAAAAGATCCATACTATCGTTATGTTCTTGAAGAAATGCATAATGGTATAACACACAAAGAGTTTCAAAATAAAATTAAAAAGAGTTACGATGTTCTACATTACATAGAAGATAATGAACATTCTTATGATGGTGTAGCAAATTGGATGTCATATCATGGTTATGAAAAACAGGCACAACGTTGCAAAGCAATGCATAAAAAATTAAAATCTGGCGGCAACATTATGAGAAGAGGTGTGTATGTACCAAAGAATTACATTGGAGCATTTGTAGGTAGCGCACCTACAAAACTTACACATCCAGATCAAGATAGGTTTTTAACAATAAGAGAATGTTTAAGTATTATGGGATTGCCTGAAGATTTTATTTTACAAGGTGGTCTTAAGAATTTAAATCATATTTGCCAAAATGTACCAGTCACAACAGCAAGTGATATGGCAGAACATGTTTTAAAATTTTGTGATGGAAGGTTGAGTAATCAGTTATGGGATATAGACTTTATGGTACAAGATAATCGAAAGCAATCAATAATTAGTGAAAATAAACCTTTACAATTAGATGCTTTTATGGTATAATTATATTATTTGTAGGAGAAATGAATGTCAATAATGGATAAATTAAAAAAGAATAGTAAAAGTGATTTCACTTCAATACTATCTGATTCCAAATTTTTTAATGAAAAAGACATGGTACCAACTAATGTACCAATGATAAATGTAGCTTTGTCTGGCTCAATGGACGGTGGCATATCGCCAGGTTTAACAGTTTTAGCAGGACCATCAAAACATTTTAAAACTTCATTTGCTTTAATAATGGCAAGTGCATATTTAAAAAAATATGATGATGCTGTATTATTATTTTATGATTCAGAGTTTGGTTCACCTCAGGCTTATTTCGAAAACTTTGATATTGATACAAGTCGTGTATTACATACACCAATAACAAACGTAGAAGAACTTAAGTTTGATATGATAAGTCAACTCGAAGGCTTGAATCGTGGCGATAAAGTTATAATCGTTATAGATTCAGTTGGTAACCTTGCATCTAAAAAAGAATTAGATGATGCAATAAATGAAAAGTCAGTGGCAGATATGTCAAGAGCAAAAGCACTCAAAGGTTTATTTAGAATGACAACACCATATTTAAATATGAAAGACATACCTTTGCTTGCAGTTAATCATACTTATAAGGAAATAGGTTTATTTCCAAGAGATGTAGTATCAGGCGGTACCGGCATTTACTACAGTGCAGATAATATTTGGATTATAGGTAGACAACAAGATAAGCAAGGTACAGAAATCAAAGGCTACCATTTTGTTATCAATGTAGAGAAATCAAGATATGTTAAAGAAAAGTCTAAAATTCCTATTTCTGTTAGTTGGGACGGTGGTGTTCAGTATTGGTCTGGCTTGCTTGATGTTGCTATGTCTGGTAATTATGTTTCTAAACCAAGCCCTGGTTGGTACGTACGTGTTGATAAATCAACTGGAGAATTGGTGGAACCAAAAGTACGAGAAAAAGATACACTAAATGAAAAGTTTTGGAAACCAATTCTTGAAGAAACTGATTTTAAACAGTATATAACTAATAAGTATTCTATACTCAATAATGTTGTTAACTTAGAGAAATTGGATCAACATTAATGGTTTTAGTTGAAGATAAGCACTATCAAATAATTCCAGATAAAGGTGATGAACAAGCTTGGAATGTAAGAATACTTTCAGGCGAGTTCACTGAAACAGTGTTGAAGTTTGGTGTAGTAAAATTTAATGGAAAAGGCAAAGACAAATATATGTCATTTAACTTTGACATTGTTTACACACCAGACACTGAACTTACGAAAGATGATGTAAAGCTTCAAGATTTTGCTGGTATTATGTTGGAACAAATAATGGCAAGAGGTATTGAAGAAGGTAACGTATTAACAAGAGAGGTAAAAGATGAGAGTAACAACCAGTCAAAGACTAATATTATTAATGGATGAAATATCAATAGCTAAAGGTAAATTGCAACCAGAAGATACAGGTCACATTCATACTTCAATAAGCTACTTAGAAAGTAGAGTTGAAGAAGTTCAAAAAGAAATTGATGAGGAATTAAGAAAAGCTGCCTATGCCTACTAATTTAGAACAAACTATACTACGTAATCTGTTAACTGATGAAAAGTATATGCGTAAAGTATTGCCTTTCATCAAACCAGATTACTTTGAAGGTATATATCGAATATTATTTCGAGAAGCTGGTAAGTTTGTTGCTAAATATAACAAATTACCAAATGCTGAATCTTTTAAAATAGAACTCGATAATGCTGATAAATTAAATGATGAACAATATAATTTAGCTATGGATATTGTACCACAATTATTTGCTGGTGAAAAGGTAGATGATAAGTGGTTGCTTGATACTACTGAAAAATGGTGTCAAGATCGTGCGATATATCTTGCAATTATGGAATCAATATCAATCATTGATGGAAAGCATGAAGTATTAACTAAAGGTGCTTTGCCTGATTTATTAACTAAAGCATTAGGTGTCGGCTTTGATTTAAAAGTTGGTCATGATTATGTAGAAAACGCTGGAGAAAGATATGAATTTTACCATACAACAGAAGACAGGCTTCCATTCGATTTGGAATACTTTAACACAATCACAAAAGGTGGTGTCCCACGTAAAACTCTTAATATTGCTCTCGCTGGTACCGGTGTCGGTAAGTCTTTATTTATGTGTCATGTGGCTTCCTCTGCTTTAGTACAAGGTTATAATGTTTTATACATTACAATGGAAATGGCTGAAGAAAGAATTGCTGAAAGAATAGATGCTAATTTGCTTGATGTACCTATTGATCAACTCGATAAAATATCAAAAGACAGGTTTTCTTTAATGGTTAGTAATATTGCAAAGAAAACTACAGGTAAATTAATTATTAAAGAATATCCAACAGGCTCTGCTCATTCAGGTCATTTTCGTGCATTGTTAAATGAACTTAAACTAAAAAGACAATTTGAACCTGATTTAATATTCATAGATTATTTAAATATCTGTGCATCATCAAGAATGAAAGGAATGGGCGGTGCAATCAACTCATACTCATACATTAAAGCAATTGCTGAAGAATTACGCGGCCTTGCGGTCGAGTTCGACATACCGATCTTCTCTGCAACGCAAACGACTCGTAGTGGTTATTCTAACTCAGATATTGGGCTTGAAGATACCAGTGAGTCTTTTGGATTACCCGCAACCGCGGACTTAATGTTTGCTTTAATATCTACTGAAGAACTTGAACAGCAAGGTCAGTTCATGGTTAAACAATTAAAGAATCGTTATAATGATCCAACACAACATAAAAGATTTGTAGTAGGCGTTGATCGTAGCAAAATGAGATTGTTTGATGTAGAAGACAATCAACAAACACTCGTTGATGATACACCTGTATTTGATAAAACAGAAACTGGAAAAAGGTTTAAGGATTTTAAGTTATGATAGCAAAACTAATATCTTATAGTAAACCATCTGAGTTTGAAATCTATGATGACGAGGTAATGCCACCACGGGGTTGTGAAGATCTTATAGCATATTGTGCTAGAGTTTCAAATCCTTCTGGTCAAAACAGCACTGCAACAAATGAAAGACTTTTAAAATATTTAATAAAAAATAAGCATTGGTCACCGTTCGAAATGGCAAGTGCTTGTATTGAAATCAACACTACAAGAGATATAGCAAGACAAATATTAAGGCATCGTAGTTTTAGTTTTCAAGAATTCAGTCAAAGATATGCAGATCCACTTGAAGAGTTAGATATAAAAGTTACTATTGAATGTAGATTACAAGATAGCAAAAATAGACAAAATAGTATTGAAATACAAGATAGTGATCAAAAAGCATCTCTATCACTTGAATGGATGAAAGCACAAAGCGAAGTAATTATTGCTGCAAAGAAAGCTTATAAGTTTGCAATTGATAATGGTATCGCAAAAGAACTTGCACGTAAGGTTTTGCCTGAGGGATTAACTTCCTCAAGAATATACATGAATGGAACAATAAGAAGTTGGATTCACTTCATAGAATTAAGAAGTGCAAATGGTACTCAAAAAGAGTGTATGGAAGTTGCTAAAGCGTGCGCTGAAGCAATATCAAAAATATTTCCAATGATGAAAGGATTTTAAATTATGATGAAACATTATATAGCAATATTATGGTGCCTCGCATTTTGGGGTGGAGTGATTACAGGTAAAAGTGTATTTGCAGGTGAATGGAATGACAAGCCTGTAATATGTGAAAATACTCGAGTAGCATTAAAAGCAATACAATCTAAAGGTGAAATACTACTAATGACTGGTGTACAAAGCACTAAAGTTAGAAACCCTGATGAACCTAATGGTTTAGCAAATAATCCTGTACATCTGCCATTACAAATATTCATAAATTTACAAACAAAAACTTTTACAATAATTGAATATCACTCATCATATGATAGTGTTTGTATCATAGCATATGGAGACGATTTTAGTTCAATTATTTTGGAGACAATGTGATGTTTTATGATATAAAAAAATTAAATGAATTAGAAAAACATTTATCAGAAAACTTAATGCAAGCAGATGGAAAAACACACGAAAAAGAGTACAGACCATTTTGGATAAATTATAGAAGTGATGTACCTAATTGTTTATGTGTTATAAGAGAATATCGAAGTTTATTAGAGCAGTTGGAAGCAAATAATGGAAAATCCTGAAGTTTATAAAGTAGATCCAAGAAATATACATATTGATCAACGTAAACAAGATACGAGACGTGATGCTTGGGATAGAGATTATATGCCGGCAGATTGGAAAAAACCTGAACCAACAACAACTAGAAAGATATCAAATGCAGCACCAGTTTTTGTGTTTGCATTTTTTTATATTTGTATATTAGTTATGCTTGATTCAATGAGGTAAAAAATGACTCAACAAGTAATCTATATTAATGAAGAAAGATTTTATTGTGATGGTGGAGATGATTTTGGTCATCCGAGAGTTTACTACAGTATGGTTGATGGCGAAGCAGTTTGCGGTTATTGTAACATAAAATATATTTTTAGGAGTGATGATGAATAAGTATACACAAGATATGACAGGCACAGGACAGCATATAGAATTACCAGATCAAGAACCGGAAAGATATTATGATTGGATGTTATGGAAACTAAGACAAAGTCCTGAATGGAAAAAAGCTATTTACAGTAAACCTACGTTTACGGAAAAACTTAAAAATTTTTTAAAAACCAGTAGCTTAGCATTATCATTAATATTTTTTCTAGGTCATGTTTTAATTGCTATGGCGGTAGTTAGTATTATAACAGGCGCAAGTATATGGGAAGCAGGCGCTGTTGCATTAATCGAACCTGCAATAAATTCAGTTTGGTTTTATGTTCTTCATTCTATTTGGAAAAAATTTAATTAACATATTAATCACTTTTTTTCATTTAAATGCATTTTTTCCTTTACATTTACTAAAAACTGTGGTAGAATATATCTATAATAAAAATTTATGGAGTTGAATTATGAATATAGATCAAGCAATGTTTAATAGACAGGAAAAAATTAGAAGGTTTCCTAACAGTGTACTTGCTAAGCAAGATAGGTTTATGAAGTGTCCTATCAATAGAAGACTCGTTTATGGTCTTCAAAAGCGTAGGCATTGGAGTGAGTTTGCTCAAAACATTTTGTCTTTCTTTGAAAAGACAGGTTTCCTTACAACCAAACAGTGTGTGGCTGGCAATGATTTTGTTCGCAAGCAAGATCTGCGAGATGCGGCAAGAGCTGCAAAAGAAGCGGAGGCAGTGTAATGAAGAAAATTGTATATGCAAGATGTCATTTTACTGATGATTATGTTAAGATAATAACTTATATGGGTATGGGTAATTACCATGTAGAATATCCAGATGGTGAAATGCAATTAGCACATGAATCAACTTTAGACTTCGATGGAGCGTTATAATATGGGAATCTTTATAGGTAAACACAACAGATCATCTTCTTGGATCGGCAGGTTTGATCCAAGAAATCCAGATGATATGAAAGAATATGAAATGGTTAAAGCAATCGTAAGATCATGCAACTCACCAAATCGTAAGTTTAGAGTTGAAAAGAAAGGTAGAAAACCTATTAATGGTTTTGTATACGGTGGTAATCCAAAAGGCGGTATTAAGAATGCAACACTATGGGATGTGTATGTATATGAAAGACATCAGGTTAGAAAACCTGATGGTTTATCATGGGCTGAATCAATATATCCCGATCCAACATGGAGTGAATACTCATGATTATTGTTGATTATAGTGGCATAGCGTTAGCAAGTATCATAATTAATAAAACATTTGATGAACAAATGATTCGTCATATGATACTCAACTCCCTTAGAATGTATCGTAAAAGATACAAAGAAGAATATGGCGAAATGATACTTGCTGTTGACGCTTCAAATAATTGGAGAAGAAAAACTTTTCCACAATATAAAGCAAATCGTAAAAAAGATAGAGGTAAATCTTCATTTGATTGGAATGAAGCATTTCGTATCTTAAATAAAATACGTGAAGAAATTGCTGAAAACTTTCCTTATACAGTTATAAGAGTTGATGGTTGTGAGGCTGATGATGTTATAGGTACATTGGTTACTATGAATCCAGATCATAACAATGATTTTAATCCGCAAAAAATTATGATTGTATCTTCTGATAGAGATTTCTTACAACTACAAAGATTTAAGAATGTTAAACAGTTTTCACCAATACTTAAAAAAGAAATCATCGAAGAAAATCCAAGATATTATTTACAAACACATATTATACGTGGTGATAAAGGCGATGGTGTACCAAATATACTATCTGAAGATAATGTATTCATTGAAGGTTTCAGACAAAAGCCTATGACTAAAAAGAAAGTAGATGAGATTGTACAAGATCTAGAAGAAGGTGAATTACTTTATGCTGCATCATGGTATCGTAATTACTGTAGAAATAAAAAATTAATTGATCTTAGTGAAACACCACCCGAGCTCAGAAAAGAAATTATAAATAACTTTATGGCTGATAAGCCTGATACACGCTGGATGAGACGAGGTAAGGTATTTCCATATCTTGTTGCAAACAGGTGTAATCAATTGATTGAAAGTGTACAGGAGTTTATTTAATGAATAAGTATGTATTCGAAATCCTTGAAGAAGTAGGTAAACAAAGAAATCGTAATGATAAAGTAAGAATTCTAAAACAAAACGAAACATGGGCTTTAAAAGATGTTATTAGAGGTTCAATGGATTCGTCTATAGTTTGGAACCTTCCAGTAGGACAACCACCATATACGCCATCACCAGCTCATCATCACCCAGCTAATCTTATTAGAGAAAATACAAAGTTTAAGTATTTTTTAAAAGGTGGTGAAGGTGATAGAATGCCAAAAGTAAAGAGAGAACAAATTTTTATTGGCATACTAGAAGGTGTACATCCTGAAGATGCAAAAGTTGTTTTATCTATGATTAATAAGAAAAATTTAAAAGGTATAACTAGACCTGTAGTAGAGGAGGCATTTCCGAATTTACTGCAAGATTAAGAAAGGCATCCAATGATACAACAACTTGAGCGTTTACAAAAAGATTCCAGTGAATTAGAAATATATGCATTAAAACTGAAGAAGAGAGGTAGATTAGAAAAGATGAGTAAAATACTAAAAAAGAAAGATTTTATTGAAGACAAAATCAAGTTGATCAATATGGAGGTAAGATTTTCGACTTAAAAGAAAGTTTTTTTATTTACATTTACTGAATTATATGGTATTATATTATTATTTAAGGTGAACATATGAATATTTTTATACTTGACAAAGATCCTACAAAAGCAGCAATGATGCTTTGTGACAGGCATGTTCCAAAAATGATTGTGGAATCTGCTCAAATGCTTAGTACTGTCCATCGTCTACTTGATGGTACACCAGAAAAACGTAGGTCAAAATCCGGAAAAACAATACAAACATACTATTCATTCGGTGATGAACGTGATGAACTGTATTATCTTGCAGTTCATAAGTATCATCCATGTACTACATGGACAAAAGAAAGTTTACAAAATTACAATTGGCATTACTATCATTTTTATGCCATGGCTAAAGAATTTGAATACCGAAGAAATAAAAAGCACTCTACATTTGAAAAACTCGGTGATATACTTGCTAAACCACCAATAAATATACCAGATATTGGATTAACAGAATTTGCTCAAGCAATGTCTCATTATCCTGATTGTATTGTGCCAGGCGATGCAGTACAAGCATATCGTAATTATTACCATCAAGCAAAATCATTTGCTAAATGGCAATGGGGTAGAGAAGCTCCTTCATGGTGGAAAGGATATCAAGGTGCCTAAATATACAGTAAAACCTTTAGAAGAAGGTGATGAATATGATATTGAATGTAGTGCCGATGAATTACAAGATTATCTTAAAAAACATAACTGCATAAAAGTTTTAAAGTTTCCAGGGATTGTTGGACATACAGGCAGTTTACTATCTAAAACTGATCAAGGTTGGAAAGACAATTTGAAGAGAATTAAAGAAAACTCTGGCAGAGGCAACAAAATTAAAATATGAGTAAACACATTACGAAGTTTGAAGATTTAATTCAAATTCAACCTATAACATCAAATCAAGAAAAAGCATTTAATGCGTGGTCAGAAGGTGAAAATCTTGTATTAGCAGGATCTGCTGGTACTGGTAAAACTTTCATTGCCATGTATCTTGCATTGCAGACTTCTTTAGAACCTTCAACTCCATATCATAAAGTAATAATAGTTAGATCAGTTGTACCTACACGTGATATCGGTTATTTGCCCGGCACAAAAGAAGAAAAATTAGAACCTTACGAATCACCATATAAAAATATTTGTTTAGAATTTTTCGATTATGAGCCTGCATCATACAATAAACTTATAAATAACCATCAGATGGAGTTTTTAACAACTTCATTCATTCGTGGTACACAAATCAACAATTCTATTGTTATTGTGGATGAGATGCAAAATCTTAATTTCCATGAGCTTGACTCGGTAATCACACGTATCGGCCAAAATTGCAGAGTCATTTTTTCAGGTGATTACTATCAATCTGATTTCCGTGAAGGATATGAGAGAGATGGTATTCAAAGGTTCCTAAGAATAGTCGAACGGCTAAAAAACTTCAGTGTTATAACATTCGGTTGGGACGATATAGTAAGATCTGATTTTCTCAGAGACTACATAATGACTAAAGAAATGTTAGGTATAAAATGAAATTTTTTATAATAGTATCATTCATCATGGGAAACACAATGGCATATGATAGACCTCTTTACATATTTCAAAATCCTTCTTTTGAAACATCAGCAGAGTGCCATAACTATGTGAAAGTAATGAATCAATTAATTTACAGTCAAGCCGTTGCTTCATATGATTTTAAATACAAACCAGAAGCAATATATTGTTTACCAAAAAATAAAGTGAAGGAAATTTTTAATTATAATTATGAAGATGAAAAACCAAAACAAAATATTTGAACATGCAAAAGTTGATATCGGTTATGAGGATTTGGACGCTGAAACTACCAGCAGCGGCAGAACTTATAGTACTCCTAATGGTAAGTCTTATCCTAGTGTCACAACAGTTTTAAGTATTTTAAATGAAGACATCATAAAAGCATGGCGTGATAGAGTTGGCGAAGAAGAAGCCAATCGTATAAGCTGTAAAGCATCTAATCGTGGTACAAGAGTACATAGCATAGTGGAAAAATATCTTAATAATGAAGATACCACTAAATTTCTACCTCATATTAGACAAAGCTTAGAAAATCTTAAAACTGTACTTGATGAAAATATTACAACAATATATGGATTAGAAGTTCCACTATTTAGTGAACATCTCGGTGTTGCAGGTAGATGTGATTGTATAGCAGAATTTAATGGTGTTCCTTCTATAATAGATTTTAAAACATCTCGTTACATTAAGAAAAAAGAAAAAATAAGTAATTACTTTGCACAAGGTGCGGCATATTCAATAATGTGGGAAGAACGTACAGGATTAACTGCACCTAATATAGTAATCATCATGGATGTAGACCATGAAAAGCCTTCAGTGTTTGTTGAACATCGTGACAACTGGACTGAATTATTACATAATACAATTAAAGAATATAGAACAAGAAAGATGTTTGGTCACTAATGAAATTAACAGAAGCAATACAAATAAGATCTGAGTTTGAATTTATCACTAAAGGGTTTAATATGCCTGAAGGTTCTGATATAGATAATATAGAATGGTTTATAACAAATGGCCACAGATCAAATTCTTTAAGAAAAGGATTTGATGACGCACTAACGTTAGCGAAGAAAATTAAGGAGTTTAGCGATGGCTGCACAAAAAAAATTAGAAAAAGGAAGTCAATACGCGAAATATGATGTTGATGGTGATGGCGTTGTTACTGATGATGAACTTGATATGGATGAAAGAATGATGAGATTAGAAAATGAAGATAAAAGACAAGATGCACAAAGATATATGGCATGGTTTGCTTTAGCCGGTATGTTGCTATATCCATCAGGTGTTGTGTTATCTCTTTTAATAGGATTAGAACAAGCTGCAAAAATATTAGGTGATATGGCTGCGGTATATTATGTTTCAGTTGCAGCAATAGTTGCAGCATATTTTGGTACACAGGCTTTGAAGAAAAAATAATTAAAAAATTTTTGTAATGAAAAATTTAGTATTTCAATATTATATACCTTATGAATCGTTTGACGCTGATATGGGTGGTATAAGGTTACCTGAATGGGCACATGCCGGTTCACGTTCTGCAAAAGCATATGCAGATTATTGTAATGCTGAATATGAACTATCACACGATAGATTTTTTGATCAAATAGATCCAAGACTCGATTCAATAAAAATAGTATTTGATAAAAAGTATGACGAATATGATTATATTTTGTCAATAGATCTCGACATGTTGATACATTCTGGTATTGGTGAAAACATCTTTGAAAAACAAATTCAAGATGTTGCAATGGTACATGAACTTGGAGTACATACTGGCGGACCTTCAGGTTGGCTAAATCGTGTTATGTATCAACCTTTATATAAAAGAGGCATAATTGCTTATGGTAAACATTTATGGGGAGAAGAATGGATGTTTCCAAAAAGTAAATTATATCCTGACGAAAAATTTAGATATATGAATGGTGGACTACAACTTTGGTCAAAAGAAGGAAGATTGAAAGCTCGTAAACATTTTACTTCAGTTGACAATTATATTTTACATACAAGATATACTGAACAAATGTATATTAATCTACAATTATCACAACCAATCTTTGAAGTAACAGAATTAGATACACATTGGAATAGAATGCCGTATCAGTGGCGTAGTGGTCCTGACGGTAAAATTAATCATTTCTTGGCAAGAACTAAATTTGATATGCCGAGGCTAGAAAAAACGGAGTTAAGTATATGGGAAAGTTCTTAGAAGTAGCGGCTGAAAGACCAAGAGGTTTAAATTGGGAAGTCATGAATTTAGCAACACATGCTGGTGTAGTAAAAGGTGATGCTACAAACTTACCATTACCTTATAACGATAATGAATTCTTTGGTGTTTACTCTGAACATTTTATAGAGCACTTATTTAAATATCAAGGTATAAATTTTTTTAAAGATGTTTTAAGAATACTAAAACCCGGCGGTGTAGTAAGAACTGTATGGCCACCAGAAGAATTTATAAACATTTTAGTAGATGATGATGAACTTACACCAGATCAACAAATGTTTGTTGAACATTATTTCAATTTTTATATTGTAAGAGAACAGTTTTCACCACCGGGAAATAGCCATAGAAGTAAACGTGAACAATGTGCACTTGGTTTACTACATCAAAAAGGTCAACATCATTATCTTTGGGGTAGAACTGAAATGATGGAAACATTAAAAAATATTGGATATACAAACGTTAAGTTATATCCATATCAAGAAAGTGGTGTACCTGATTTTAAAAATATTGATACACCGGGAAAAATAAGAGCATTACATTCTGCGGTGGTTGAGGCAACTAAACCGTGGTAATAACATTAACGTTTGAAGGACAGCAACAACTATTTCACTATTATTGGTTACCATTGATATATAAACACAATGAATGTAAGTTTATAGTTGAAGATAAAACAAATAAAATGATTTATCCAAAAGATGTTGATAATTTAGAAGTTGTTACTAACATAAATAATGTTAAATTAAGGACGCCAGTTTTACATTGTAAGATTAATAGAGTTCCAACTTACAAAACGATGGTTGATTTTCAAGCAAAACGTGCAGGCGAATATGATGATTTTGGAAAATATTATGAGGTATAATAATTAAAATTTTAATCGTAGGTGCTGGTTTCTCTGGTTCGGTAATCGGTTATCAACTTGCAAGAGCCGGTCATTCAGTTGATATAATTGATAAGAGAGATCACGTAGGCGGTAACGCTTATGATTATGTAAACGATGATGGCATACGTATTCATAAATATGGACCGCATATATTTCATACAAATGTAAAAAAAGTTTATGACTGGATAACTCAGTTTGGTGAATGGGTTGAGTATAGACATAAAGTAAAAGCAATGTTAAGTGATGGAACATATGTAACATTACCTGTAAATAGAGAAACAAAGAGAATCGTAGGTGAAGACAATATTATTGATACTTTTTATGCACCCTATACATATAAAATGTGGGGTAAAAAAATAGAAGAACTTGATCCTTCTATACTAAGAAGAGTGCCAGTACGAGATGATGATAATGAAGAATACTTTCCAAATGATGCATTTCAAGTAATGCCTAAAAATGGATATACAAAAGTGTTTGAAATGATTTTAGATCAAGATAAAATTAATGTTAAATTATCTCAACCATTTGAAAAAACCATGGAAAAAGACTATGATCATATCTTTAATTCTATGCCGATAGATGAATACTTTAAGTTTATATACGGTAAGCTGCCTTATCGATCAATAAAATTTCATCATAAAACATTACCTATGCCAAGAGTTTTACCAACATCAAATGTTAATTTTACTAATGATGGTCCATACACAAGAGTTACCGAATGGAAGAACTTTCCAGAACACGGTAAAAATGATTATGTTACTACTTTAACATATGAAGAGCCGTGCGATTATAAATTAAATGATTATGAAAGATATTATCCAGTTAAAGACGTAAATGGTAAGAATAGAATCAAATATGATTCATATAAAAAATTAACTCAAGATAATATGACATTTATTGGAAGATGTGGAATGTATGTATATATTGACATGCATCAAGCAATAAACACTGCACTTGTTACAGCAAACAAATTTTTGGAGAAACATAAATGAAAAATATGATTTATCAATATTGGCAAGGTGATTTAAAACCCGGTGTCATTTATAGTACTAAACTTATGAAAGAATATGCAGAAAGAATTGGTGCAGAGTATAGGTTTGATCATAATATTAAGATAGCGTCAAAAACAGTAAACGTACCAATTTACTATGAACCAGCAAATCCTCTTGTCGATCCATCATTTGACGAGTATGATAATGTTGCATTGGTTGATATTGATGTATATCCAACCGAAGGATTAACTGAAAACTTATTTCATCTTGATGATGAAGACTGTGGAATATGTACAGAACCTAAACAACCTTATTACAGACAAATATATAATGTTGCAGGAATTACTAACTCAAATGATAATGTTTGGTGTCAGGTGTTGGAGAAAAAATTTAATATTAGATATTCTTATGATAGTGAAGGTAGACCGATGGTTTACAATACTGGTGTAGTTGTCATATCAAAAAAAGGTTTACAGAAAATGAAAACTGTATGGCCAACATTTCAACAGTACGTAGATCAAATGGCACCATTTCCAAGATTCTATAAATTATTTCAAGATTACTTTTCAGCAATGATTCATACAGAAGGTTTTACATTTAAGAGAATGGACAACGGATGGAATTGTTATATGCATAAAGTAGGATCACATCCTAGTGCAACCATTGGAGATACACGTACGGCAAATCCTAAGTTTGTACATGTAATGTTTAGAACTGCAGATGACTGGCCTGCAGAAGCACTTAACGATATAGTAAATAAACCTGTAAACGAATGGAAACTTCCGGTTCATAAAGAGTGGCCAAATGATGCACCTTCAATAAATAGTTTAGTAGGTCAAATTAATAAAATACAGGGACAATAAAATGCATACGTCTGAATTAAATCATGTAAAAACTGTAGAAGAATTTTACAAATCAATTAGAGAACAACAAGAAGTAGCACATGGTAAAGAATATTGTGATCAACATGATGCCATAGTTAAATACATGAAAGAATGTACTTCTTATAAAGAGTTAGGTACTCATCAAGGTGCAACTGCGGCATGTGTAATGTTACTGAAACCAAAGTATGTGGAATTAGTAGACATTAATCATTACAAATATAGATGGAAACTTAAAGAACTTGCAGAACCATTTTGTAAAGAAAATAATATTGAGTTAGTTGTAAAAGAAGCTGACTCAGGTTCATTAGCATCATTAAGTGTGCCTGTTGATATGATGTTGATAGATTCATTACATAAACCAGAACATATGAAAAAAGAATTAGAATTACATGGTGTTTCAGTAAATAAGTATATTATAGCACATGATACTAACACTATACCTACATTGCAAATGGCATTAGAAAATTGGTGTAATGAAAATAGATCATGGAAAGTACATGAAAGAGGTATGATTAATGCAGGTTATACGGTTTTAAAAAAGAATGCGTAACTTAATATTACAACACTTTGACGGTAAAATGAGACCACTTGATTATGAATCACAGTGGAATATTATGGACTATGCTGATATGATTGATGCCGATTATAAATTAGTATTAGGTAAACCATTTAGACAAAATTTAACAAATGCATGTCAAAAAGTACATATGATACATGAAGAATTTGATGACTGGGACAATGTATTAATGCTAGACATTGATATGTTTAGACCTACAAATATGAAAGTAGATGTATTTAAAGAAAAAGGTATAGGTTTATATGCATCAGTACAACAAAATTTACATAGAAGATTAGTGCAGTGGCATCCAATGCTAGCAAGTATGAATGCACCTTATTGGGGTGGTGCAATATATAAAATGGATAGACATACTAGACAAACGTTACGTAAACAACTTGGTGGTAATGAAGGATGGATGCAAAACTTTAATAAACCTTATAATTACGAAGATGAAGGTATAATGCACGTCTTAGCATTTAGGTCTGGATTCAAAACACAATATCCATATATGGATCAGAAATGGTGTCAGTGTTCTTTTTTACCAAATCCAGAAAATGCAGGCTTTATACATGTAAGAACTAAAATTACACCGCAAGGACCAAAACGAGAAAAATTATTGAATTGGCAACATTTAGTTGACACAAAAGTAATAAGTGCGTATAAGCCATTAGATAGCAATGCTTCAGATTTTATTTCAGAGATATAAATCTAAAAGATTAAAATATCATTTATATTATGATAGGTTTTTTTATGAAGATAGATTAAAACCTTTTATGATACTACAAATTGGCGTAGAACCTAGTTTGCAAGTTTGGCAAAGATACTTTACTAAATCACTAATTTATTGCATCGATACATTTAATAAATCTGATCCAAAAGATATTTCTTACTTAGAAGAAAAAAGAATATATTGGTCAAGATGTAATGTTAATGATATTAAGCAACTTGATCATATTATGAAAAATGTGTGGAATAACCCACGGTTTAATATTATAATAGATAATACTAATAATTATGAAACACTAAGAAAATATGGTATAGGTAAATACTATAAAGAGGTAAATAATGAAATCTTTTGTCATAGTTGTCAAAGATAATAATATATCTGAATCAGGTTATCAAGAACTAAAAGAAAGTTATGATAAGTACGGTCATGAAGAAGGTGTTGAATGTTATTACGCAATAGATTCAAATAAAGCTGAAATGTATGCAAGAGGTAATGGACTTGACTGGAATTATCCGTGGTCTGGAAAAATTACAGATTTAAAAACTGGTTTAATAAAATCTGCATATCCAACTGCTAATAAAGGTAAAAGAATATCTTGTTTTTTAAGTCATTGGTACTTATGGCAAAAATGTAAACAGCTTGATGAAATGATATGTATACTTGAACATGATGCAAGATTTATAAAAAAGTTACCAAGTAATAGAACATTTAATAATTGCAAGTATGATATTATTGGAATAAACGATCCGTCAATGGCAACTCGTAAATCAAAGTTATATCACGATAAAATATTAGAAGGTACACAGTTCTTTCAACCTATTCCAACTATTGATGACTTTAATGTACCGCAAGGATTAGCCGGAAATTCAGCATATGTCATTAAGCCTGCAGG